GGTCGCCGCTGCCGCTGAAAATGAGTGCGTGCGACAGTGCGCCGCGCTTTGCCGCGGTGCGAAGACGCGCCGCCGTATCGGTTTTTGCAAAATCCAAAAGCTCCATTGCCCGCTCCATGCTCTGTACTCTGCGCGCATTTTCAGCGCAAATCTAAAAATAGTATATCGCAAAAGTGCGGCGCTTGCAAGAAAATCCGCGCCCCGCGACGGAAAAACAGAACGATTTTGCGCCAAATTGCGTTTTGTGGGAGAAAAAATGCGGAAAGTCGACAAAAATTTCACAACTTGTTATTGAAAGTCGGGGATTTTCTGTCTATAATAATATGGCTTGATAATGATCACACAGCGATACATTTTTAATGGAGGAAAACCAATGAGCAAAAAGTATGTCTACCTGTTCTCGGAAGGCAACGCTACCATGCGTGAGCTTCTGGGCGGCAAGGGCGCGAACCTGGCCGAGATGACCAACATCGGTCTGCCCGTGCCCCAGGGCTTCACCATCACGACCGAAGCCTGCACCCAGTATTACGAGGACGGCCGCAAGATCAACGACGAGATCATGGCAGAGATCATGGAATACGTCGCGAAGATGGAAGAGATGAACGGCAAGAAGTTCGGCGATCTGAAGAACCCCCTGCTCGTCTCCGTCCGTTCCGGCGCGCGCGCTTCCATGCCCGGCATGATGGATACCATCCTGAACCTCGGTCTCAACGACGACGTCGTCGCCGCCATGATCGCGGGCAACCCCGACCCCAACTTCGAGCGTTTCGTTTACGACTCCTATCGCCGCTTCATCCAGATGTTCTCCGACGTCGTTATGGAAGTCGGCAAGAAGTACTTTGAGCAGCTCATCGACGCGATGAAGGAAAAGCGCGGCGTCAAGCTCGACATTGAGCTCACCGCAGCCGACCTCAAGGAACTCGCCGAGCAGTTCAAGGCCGAGTACAAGCAGCAGATCGGCGAGGACTTCCCCTCCGACCCCAAGACCCAGCTGTACGAAGCCATCCGCGCCGTGTTCCGCTCCTGGGACAACCCGCGCGCGAACGTCTATCGCCGCGACAACGACATCCCCTATTCCTGGGGCACTGCCGTCAACGTCATGCCGATGGTCTTCGGCAACCTGAACGACAACTCCGGTACCGGCGTCGCCTTCACCCGTGACCCCGCCACCGGCGAGAAGAAGCTCATGGGCGAGTTCCTGACCAACGCTCAGGGCGAGGATGTCGTCGCCGGTGTCCGCACCCCGATGCCCATCTCCCAGATGGAAGAGAAGTTCCCCCAGGCTTACGCCGACTTCGTCAAGGTCTGCGACCTGCTCGAGGATCACTACCGCGACATGCAGGACATGGAGTTCACCGTCGAGAACGGCAAGCTCTATATGCTCCAGTGCCGCAGCGGTAAGCGCACCGCGCAGGCTGCTCTCAAGATCGCCTGTGACCTCGTGGACGAGGGCATGATCGACGAGAAAAAGGCCGTCTCCATGATCGACCCGCGCAACCTCGACACCCTGCTCCATCCCCAGTTCGATGCGGCTGTCCTCAAGAAGGCTCCCGCCATCGCCAAGGCTCTGCCCGCCTCCCCCGGCGCCGCCTGCGGCAAGATCGTCTTCTCCGCTGAGGATGCCAAAGAGTGGAAGGAGCGCGGCGAGAAGGTCGTTCTCGTCCGCCTCGAGACCTCTCCGGAGGATATCGAGGGCATGAAGGCCTCCCAGGGCATCCTGACCGTCCGCGGCGGTATGACTTCCCACGCGGCTGTCGTCGCGCGCGGCATGGGCAAGTGCTGCGTCTCCGGCTGCGGCGAGATCAACATGGACGAGGAGAACAAGAAGTTCGAGCTCGCCGGCAAGACCTATCACGAGGGCGACTTCATCTCCATCGATGGTTCCACCGGCAACATCTACGACGGCATCATCCCCACGGTCGACGCCACCATCGGCGGCGAGTTCGGCCGCGTCATGGCTTGGGCCGACAAGTATCGCCGTCTGGGCGTCCGCACGAACGCCGATAACCCGCACGACACCGAGCAGGCCGTGAAGTTCGGCGCTGAGGGCATCGGCCTCTGCCGCACCGAGCACATGTTCTTCGAGGCTGACCGTATTCCCGCCATCCGCGAGATGATCTGCTCTGACACCGTCGAGCAGCGCGAGAAGGCGCTCGCTAAGCTCGAGCCGATGCAGCAGGGCGACTTTGAAGCCATGTATATCGCGCTCGAGGGCCGTCCGATGACCGTTCGTTTCCTCGATCCCCCGCTGCACGAGTTCGTTCCCACCGAGGAAGCTGACATCGAGCAGCTCGCCAAGGACATGGGCAAGAGCGTTCAGGACATCAAGAACATCATCGCCTCCCTGCACGAGTTCAACCCCATGATGGGCCACCGCGGCTGCCGTCTGGCCGTTACGTTCCCCGAAATCGCTGCCATGCAGACCCGTGCGGTCATCAAGGCTGCGCTGAACGTCAACGCCGCGCATCCCGACTGGAACATCATCCCCGAGATCATGATCCCGCTCGTCGGCGAGGTCAAGGAGCTCAAGTACGTCAAGGACGTCGTCGTCGAGGTCGCTGACAAGCTGATCGCCGAGGCCGGCAGCTCCATGAAGTACAAGGTCGGCACCATGATCGAGATCCCGCGCGCCGCTCTGACCGCGGACGAGATCGCCAAGGAAGCGGACTTCTTCTCCTTCGGCACGAACGACCTGACCCAGATGACCTTCGGCTTCAGCCGTGACGATGCCGGCAAGTTCCTCGGCGCGTACTACGACAAGAAGATCTACGAGAGCGATCCGTTCGCCCGTCTCGATCAGGCCGGCGTCGGCAAGCTCGTCTCCATGGCCGCCAAGATGGGCCGCGAGACCAACCCGCACATCCACCTCGGCATCTGCGGCGAGCACGGCGGCGATCCCACGTCCGTCGAGTTCTGCCACAAGGTCGGCCTGGACTATGTCTCCTGCAGCCCGTTCCGTGTCCCCATCGCCCGCCTCGCCGCCGCTCAGGCTGCCATCAAGGAAATGTGAGCGATCTTTTGAGCGTTCACAAAGCGGCTCGAAACTTGCAAACCTTTGATGTAACTGCCTTTGCGGGCATCATTGGCTGAAAACAGACAAAAATCCGGTATTGTTCCGTTTGGAGCGATACCGGATTTTTTGCATCTTCTGCGGGGCAGGTTGAGAAAAACTGCGCCATGGAGAGATTCCGTGTGCCGCCGGTACTCGGAATGGCACTCTGAATGGCACGCGGAAGCGGCACTTGGAAGGGTCGGCGGCATCAACGAAAGCGATGCATTGCCTTTGGCATGGTTGTGCGGTACAGTCCGTGCAGAGGTGATGCAGCATGAGGTTTTATTACAGGCGCGGAGGAAAGGGCGCAGCGCCGGAGGGTTTTGACAGAGTCTACACGGAGGTCGATGGGGACGGCAACGTCCTGCGGGAGCTGCTTGCGTATGTGAGAGCGGACGACAGTGTAACCGTGGAGATGGATGGTGAGCTGGGCGGCACAGCCGGTGCGTTTGTGGAGATGGCACTTGCCCTCTATCGACAGCAGGCAACTTTGCTCTGCAAGTCTCCTAAGATTGACACGGCGGCAGGTCACTGGCAGGCGGTGCTTTCCGACCTTGCGCTGTTGACAAGCAGGGACACCGGAGATGCGGCGCGGCTGTCTCGGTTTATGGAGGGGCTGCACCGGTGCTTCGACCTTGTGGAGAGACGACAGATGACCGTAGCGGAGGTCTGCCGGAAGATGAGCATTGGGAAGACAACCTACTACCGTTATTGGCGTAAGATCAAGAGTGCCCCGCAGAGGGAGCGTCACACAGAGCTTTTTGAGGAATTGCGGACCAAAATAGAAGCAAATGAGTTGAGTATTTCCGCAGCTTGCAGGCAAATGAATATCGGTGCGGGAACGTATTACAGAATGAGGGATCAGTATAAAAAAGAACGCAGCGTTCCAAATGTTCCAAATTCAGAATGATGTGGTTTTGCAGTCAACAGGAGATAGTGATTCGGCAAATTGGGGAGGTATGGAACGACACTATAGGTGAGAAGCCCTCTTACGGTCGGAAATGGAGGGCAGGAGATCAGTGCGCGGCTGCTTCAATGAGAGTAAACATACATTTTTCTGATGCTGACAGCGGCACTGCTGGCATTGCTGATGAAATGTCTGTACAGAAGGCTGGAAGCCCTGGTCACAGAGATCATAGTGAAGGCAGCACAACAGACACAGCAGAACCCGCAGGAGACATAGTTCCAAATATATAAACCGCCCACCCTACTATAATGGGCGATGAGGCGGTTGTTGTCCAGATAATCCGCCAAATCTGTGATCTGCGCGAAGCCCTCGCATTTCATAACGATAAAAGCGCCGACCATGGCTTCTTTGGGGAAGCCCCGCCCGGTTGCCGCCCTGGGCAGCGTGAAGTCCAGACTGCTGAAAAGCTTGTCGTAAAACATGGCGGCGCTTTGGGATGTAAACAGCGTCACATCCTGAATGATTTCCTGTCGGTAGATAGCGGCCAGCCCCTTTCCGGTTGGTGTGTTTCACAAATCCATTTTACCAAAAAGGGGCTCCGCTTTCTATATCAATGGAGTGATTTTCGGCTTTAGCCATGGCCGGGAACCATTGCAATTACCGCGTTTCTTGCGTTTTGCTCATGGCGGTGTTATGATTATTTCGTGAGGGGATCCTATCCGGTTCCCGCGCACGAGAGGACTTCCGCCGCACAAGCGACGGCACACGCCAAATGCCGGAAATGTGAAAATGTCAATAGTAAATGCGAAAAAAATATAAAAAAATATAATCAGGCTTCCCGCGACAATTCTTCAAGGTATTCCGCGAACACGATTTCAGAGGTTTTCCAGCCCAATATTTCACGCGGATAATTGTTTATCCACGCTTCCGTTTCCTTGATGCTCGCTCGGCTTACCTTGTTGAAGTCGGTTCCTTTCGGGTACTTCCGCCGAATCATTTTGTTTGCACACTCATTTGACCCGCGTTCGCAACTTGTGTACGGGTGGCAATAATACATTTTGGTTCGTCTGCCTTTCCGCAGGATAGCTTCGCGGTCGCGGGTGGAGAAACCATTCTGCACGCGCTTTTCCGCCGCGGTGACTTCCTGTACCGGGTTCAAAAGGCCCTGTGCCGGTCCGTTCCACTCTGCGCCCGTGTACGCCTTGCGTATCAGCGGGTCAGAGAAAAAGCCGGGCGCTGGAATGCGGCCCTTTGCCACAGCTTCGGCGAACCATTCTTCATAGACTGGTTGGCAAAAATCATTTGCAAGCCACGTCCGATACATACGGAACATTTTCCATGCTTCCAGAAGCGCCCCGCGGGACGCGCTGTAAGACGCGTTGAAGTTCTTTACCAACAGTTCATAGGGGATTTCAAGGGCCGCGCCGATCTGACGGCAGATAGCCACAACGAACCCGTCAAAAGCCGTGTTCGGTCTGCCGGGGTTCATGTCGTGTGCTTTTTCGCCCTCGTTCAAATCCACGATTGCGCCGGGGGCAAGTTCAATCGTGCTGTCGTCGCCTGCGTCTACTTGTGCGTCCTCTGGAATGATTTCACCGAACCCGCCGTCGCTGGACGCGGATTCTTTTTCGATAAACACCGTGAACATACCAGAAACCACGGCGGCGACAAGTTCCGCGTCTGTATATCGCCCAAGCTGTTTCAGCGCTTCAATGACCGGGGCAAGAAACGGCACGCCGCGGCGCTGTCCGATGCGCTCCCGGTTCATAATGTGAAGCACATTTCGCCGCCCGGTCTTTGCGCCCCACGCTTCAACGCGCGTCCACCCGGTTTCCGTCATGTCATACGAAAGAGGGTGGTGCTTGCTGATATGGTAGGCCACGACTTCGCCCGCGTCGTTGGTTTCAACGCCGCCGATGATATGCGGGTCAACAATCCCGTTCGGATTGCTCAACCTGTCCGCTTCGATCAGACAAATTCGCAGGTCGTAAGGCATATTTGCCCGCTTTGTCACGGGCAATGTTGCGATAACGTCACCGCTCATAAGCCAGTTCAGAAACGCGAGTTGTTGCAGTTCGTAGAAATTGTCAAGCCGTTCAAGGTCGCAGGCGGTTGAATCAGCCCACAGTGAAAATTCCCGCTCGATTTTGCGTTCAAGGTCGCGGGCGGCTTCTTCGTCCATTCCCAACGCTTCATAGTCGATTTGACTTTTCAGCCGCAGGCCGGACCCGATGACGTTTGTTCGGCAGGTTTTCAGCGCACCCGTCGCCAACGGAACGCCCATGTAGAGGTCGCGGCAACGTTGCCGCAGGGTCGATAAATTGTCCTGAATATCTTCCTTTGCGGACCCGCCGCCATACAGCCAGCCCGCAAGCGATTTCTTCGTGTGTGATGCGCCGTAGTTTCCATACCCGCTATCCAGAATATCCAGCTTCCGGCGGGCGGCGGCGCGTTTTACCGCCGTTTGCGGGGACACGGCGGCAATCACCCGGTCTAATGCGTTCAAACCGCTTCACCGTCCTTTCTCACAGGTCCCGCGGCACTACCCGGAACACGCGGTTTCTTCCGCCGCGGGCTTCGATGTTTTCCAGCCGGGAAACCTCATTCGTCCAATACTTGATGCGTTCGCCGATTTCGGAAAGGTCGGCTTTCGTCAGGCTCCGCGAACCGATGGTATCAAGGCTTTTCCATTTGCGGACCTGTTCAGGCTTTACGCCGACTTGCTCCGCAACCTGTCGGGCCGTCAGCGTGCCGCCGGAATCAAGCCATATCCGCCGGGCTTTGTCACGTTCCGGGTTTCGCTCTCTCGCCATGCGTCCGCCGCGCCCCCTTTCGTTTGTTTTTCATTTTTCGTTCCGGGCGTTGCCGCGGAAGTGCGTAAAAAACGGGCCATGTTCAAAACATGGTCCGTTTTCAGGCTCCCGGCGGCGTGGAGGAATGCGCCGCCCGTATCGTTGTGTTCACTTTTCACAATGTCAATTATAGCAGGAAAAACGGGCAATAGGTGGCAATCTTATTTTTCCGGGAAAACGTAGTGGGAAATCCGCTTGTTCTGCTCAAAGCGCTTTGCCAATCTTTCCAACGCAATGTTTCGGATATTCCGGCATTGCCGCGGGCTGTAATTTACGCGTTGTGAAAGACGTTCCCATTGAAGCCCGTCTATGTAGAAGCCGTAAATCACCGCTTTTTCGCGGTAGTTCAGGGCGTTCAACTCCGAAAGAATTTCACCCTTTATTGCGGTCAGCTTTTCGTTTTCCCGGCGCATATTTGCGATAGTGTCGGAAACGGATTGCGGGATATTCAGCACGACGCGTTCGACAGGGTTTGAAACCCCGCCTTTCCCGTGTGGCATACCGTCGGAATTCACCGCGCCCAACGTGGAATAGTATTGATCTTCAAGGTTCCGAATAACCCGCTCGTTCATGGTGACTGTTTTATCTATATCCCTGTAAAAATCCAGAATAGCAATAACTCTTTCTTGCTTCATTGCTCCGTTTCCTCCTGTTCCTGCTCTATCAAGGCGGCTTATATACCCTGCGGAAAGGGTGCGCCCGCTCGTAATGCCTGATTTGTACCATGTACCGCCGTTCAATCAGCGCGGCCCGCTCTCTCTGCCGTTTTCTGCGGCGATGCTTCGGCTCTGCCTGCGCTACGGCTTCTTCAACTTGCGTGATGAATTTTTCAACTGCGCTTGTCAGCGCGTCCACAATGGAAGTGATTTTGTCCCGTATGACCTGCACAGCTTCTTGAATGCGGTATATGGCTTCTTCCGCTGATATGCCCGCCCGCTCCGCAAGTATCATCGCGGCTTCACGGAAACGCTCTGCTTCCTCCGCCGCGGCTTCCAGATAATCGGTCTTGTATTCGTCCATCTGCGCCCCTCACTCTTCCGCCGGGGAACAGAAATAAGAAACCGAACAAAAGATTTTCACCCGCTGTCCGCAATGTTGGCAGGTGTGCGGCTTTCCCTCCGCCGCGCCGCGAATGCTGTATTCGATAACTTTTGCCGCGTCAAACTTCGCCCCGCAATACGGGCAAATCCCGCATTCGCTACTTCTGGTAGCCTGCGGGCGGCGTGGTGCGCTCTGCTGGGTGCTTTCGGTCGGCTTCGTGTCCTGCGTCCCGTCTGCGGTGTCCCGCTCCACAGCGGCGCTATACGGCGGCGTGGCCTGCGTGTCCGGCACTTTGTCCCGCTCGACTACGGGTTCCCGCTCTTTCTGCGGGCGTTCTGCCTGTGTAGGTGTGGCGGTGTCCTCTGCGGGCGGTGCAGGCGGGGCAGGACGTTTCCATTCCCGCGCGGCCTTGATGGAAATTGCCCCGGTCAGGTGATATTCCTTAAAGGCGGCGTTCTGGTTCTCCGCAGGCAGG